GAACTATCAAGTGTCATAAATAACTTTACAATATCAGTAACATCTGAATCTTTAGATAAGTTTGAAAGATCAATATCAATATTTGATTTTGCAATCTCGCCTGCAATTGCCGACTTTAACGCCATGGCATCTTTAAAATCAGCAGGGTTAATAATAACCTTTGCGCCCGATGGTGCTTTAAATTCCATTATTGTGCGCTCCGCTCACTGTCTGCAAACATTATCGTGTAAATAGAAACACCCTGTGTTGTGTCGCCTGATGTGTTTTCTTTACCATCAACAGGGCGTGTAATAATTCCACCCTTTAATGTGTAAACATCACGAATAACAGAGCCTTCACCATCACTAACACGAATAACAAATTCACCAAAGGCCAATTCTGTGGATGAAAAATCACGTTTCATTAATGCAATTTTAGATTGTAAAAATCTGTCGTCATTTGAACCACGAATAAGCCTTAATGACGCGCTTGCATTACGCCCCTGTTCATTTTTAACGTAAATTGTGTTTCCGTTTTTACCTGTTTTTAATGCCACAAGGTCATTCGGGAATGTAACCGCCGATATGTCATCATCCGCAAAATCATTAAATACGCGGTCATATAGCGTAAATGTTCCATCCGATACTAAATTATATGTTGCCATTTTTATATTCCTTTATGTTTAATTATTAACCAAAACGATAACATCGCTTGTGTGAATTGCGCCCGCACGTTTCACCGCTATTTGAACCAATGGGGCTTTGCGTTGCTCACGTTGAACGGCCTCCTGTTGAACAATAGGCAATGAATAAACGTAATACCCTTTATCTAATACGTTTTGTTTGAAAATTTCAGGGTCGCCAAAAGTCTCACTTGAAGTCCAAGAACCGCCACGGATAAATCTACTCCGAGAAAATCTATCGCATACAATCGCATATGCGTTTTTCAACCCATCCATCCCCTGTTCGGTCTGGGGAACTTTGGTGTTTGTTTGTCGCAAGTAATTAAACCCTGCTGTCTCAAGAGCAAACTTCAAAGCCAAATCCGCATAAACATTATCAAAGTAATCATTACCGCCTGTTGAAAGTACGCTTGGCACACCGTCATACGATACGAATAAATCAATCCCCGCCGTTTCAGCTTGTCCGTATAGCGTTTGTGTCACGCCAATGTCTGGCGTAATCGTTGCTAATTGCTTTAAATTCATTGTTTGGGCCGTATCAGAACCAAAGAAGTTTACACTGTGCGCACGACCCGCATATGCAGCGTTCATCAAGATAGCGTCCTCTACTCCGTTTGTGTAAAGTTTTAAACGTGTTTTTTTATTCCCTGATTGCTGTATAGTCGTTGCAATTCCTGCAACATCCTGCGTTGACGCTAAACCATGGTGGAACATTTTATCCATAGCCTGTACGCCGTCCGAGATTGCTTCAAGGGCATCATCTTCAATTGCAAGGGTTGTAATCATGGGAACATAACCTACTGCGCCCTCTGTACGTGCAATCGCATCAAGGATTGTTTCACCGCTTGAATTAACGCCGTCCGTTGCCGTACCGCCCGTGCTGTTGAAATATCCAGAAGCAGCAAGATTAACACCAGAACCGCCCGTAACCGCGCCAAGTGCAACATCGCTATCCGTGCCAACCTTTTTAGATTGAATTTTAATTGCCGTTGCTGTTGCCGTAACCGTTGCATCAATCAATCGACCTTGCAAAATAGTCGCCACGTCCGATAAGTCCGTTGCGTTGGCAAAATCTAAACCAGTCAAATTGTAATCAACGCCGTTAATCGTTACTTTTAAATCACCCGCTGTTACCGCTTTAATATCGGTAAAATTCGCAGATATATCAGCCGTTGTGAAATCGCCCATCGTTGCCGATACGGATGACTGCAAAGGAATAATAACTAAACGCCCTGTGCCTGTGCGAAGGTTTGGCGTTTGTGAAAAAATAGCCTGCGCCATTCTTGCGGTCAATGAAGCCGTTCCGTAATCCTCCGCCACTTGTGACGCACTGATATATACAGTAAACGGGTTAAGGGATGTTGTCGTATCATTTGAGAACAACGCCAGGCTATTGACATTCTTTTCAGTCAATCCGCTAGGGGTATTTGTAATTGTGACATTTATCACGTTATTTACTGGTAAAATTGGCATTTTTAATCTCCTGTTATATTAAACTCTATTAATCCGTTATCTTCGCCTATCGTGATATAATCATCCACCCTTGTGTCAAAATCATCATAGTAATCGCCATTATCAGGATTAAGAACTTTAACTTTCTTATACCATACCAAACATGCGAAGTTTAGGCTATATCTATTTAATTGTGATCCACCCTCTGCGGCGGATGAATTGATAAAACTATTAGGCAATCGTGATATTTTAAAACCGTATTTTTCTTGTTGTTGAACCGCATACAAAGACTTTAATGCCGCCATAACTTCCCATCGCCTTGTCAAGGCATCGTTTGAACGAGATAATATATCAATCTGTATGTTTTCACGTAATTGGATTGATTGTTCCTCTTTCATATCAGGGTCATCAAAATAAACCCTTGAATTACTCGAAACAGGCACACTATCAATCATACCAACGATTGAATATAATCCATTATCGTTTGGTATTTTTCTATTCTGGTCACGTATCCATATATCATTGCCACCAAGTGACATTTCACTCGATATAATATCAATAATTATTTGTGATGATAATCTATTCATAATCTGACACCACATGATATTCAACATAGTTATTAAGGCTGTAATCCTTGACGGACATCACCTTGTATTCTTTGCCGTTATAAATAATTCTATCGTTTGTTTTTAGGTTGTTTGTCCCTGTTATAACGTGGATTTGCAACCACTCCCATGACCTTTGGCCATCGGGCTTTAATGCTATTTGTTCAGGTCTTAGGGGCTGTATCGTGCCGTTGAACGTAAATGTGTTAATAACATCGGTCACAAAGCCATCAAACACGGCTTGCGTCACAACATTAAGAGTAATCTTTGTTGTCCACCCATCAAAAGCCGCCGCCATTTGAGGCATACCCGATAATTGATTAAGAGGTTGAGCCATTATAAATCACCTTTTTTCACAACATCACTTGTTATTGACCGTCTTAATTGCCCTGTGTCAATCAATGGCGCACTTGAACCCTTACGCGCTATTGTTTGAGGGTTTAGGGCAGCCCATTGCCCATAACCACCGCTTGAAAAGGCTTGTTTAACATATGATTCAGCAACAACACCCAAAAGCGAATAAACGGTCTTAATCTGATTATTCTCAATTGCGGCTTGAACTGTTTTACCACCCATGGATTTAACAATGTCCTTTTCTTTGGTTTCAATAGGCAATCTTAAAAAAGAACGAGCAGGGATATTGTTTGTAATACTTCCCATTTCTTGAATAACACCAATTGCACCGTTTGTTAAACCAGAACCTTGAGATGTTTTTTTATTGTATTGTTTTTTCCCTATCGTAACAGGGGTGGTCTTGTAATGCGGCGTGGACGCTTGAGATTCCAAAATACCCACACGAGCAACATAATCCCCACCTATTTGACGCATAAGGCTTTCAAGTCCATCAAGGTTATATGAAATAGACGTTTGATTCATGGGTTTGTACCACCTTGCACTGCGGCGAAATTCCCAACCAAAAATGGCAATACCATATTAAGGAATTTTAACCCATAGGCCGATTGAGTATAAAATGAATATACAGGGTTTTTCAAATACATATCAGGTATGCCATAAGATTCACTCACTGACCCAACGGAACGCGATTGCAAAGGAAACGCGCCCAATCCACTTATGCCGCGCTGTGCGGCTCTTATATCATTCACAAGGAAGTGTGCCGTTAGGTATAAATAACCAAGTTTGATATTATCATCGCTTGAAAACAAAGACTGATTAAGCATCATTTTTGCCTCTGCAAATGCCTTTTCAATGTCGTTATCAATAATGTAATTGTCCAAGTCATCAACCGCAATTGACCAGTTATTTGTCACCGTAGGCAAAATGCCTGTTGTGCCATTAACTATGCAGTCATAGAATAATTTTGTCGTGGCGTAATAAACGCGGTTGCCACTATTGTATAATTCCGCGTTATCGTATTCGTTTAAAAATGGAAAATCCCTACGGAATAGGCTCTTAAAGTCATCGACTGTTATTGCGCTCAAGTCCATAGGGATTCATCCTTATTATTTATTTGTTTCGTCTTTGGCTTTACCTTTTACTGGTTTAGCTTTTTCAAAAACCTTAACTGCATCATCTGTGTTGATTAACTCACCAACGAACAAATCCTGCAATTTTTTAGCCGTGTCTTTATCAACGGAAACCGTGTCTTGAGGGCGAATTACTCCGCCATCAATAACGATATCACGTTGACCTTTATTAAATAATTTAACATCTGTCATGGTAAAACCTTTCTATGCGTAATCGAAGTAAAGAACTTCTTTAGGGCGGTATGCCTTCACGCCAGTGAATTGTCCATATCCAACATTCTGATACGTAAACCCATTAATGCTGTTTTGAACAGTATTAGTGTAATCCACAGGAATATCCATACGCAAGCTATCTTCATCATAATTCAACAATGTATAACGGTTTTTATTCAAACCAGCCACGTCCGCATTTTGTGCTTGATTCGCATAAGCCAAAGGACGAACTTCAAAGTTAGGGTTTTGTGTAATCGTTTTAAACGCTTCCAACAAATAGCTTAATTTTGAAATATTAGGGAATGATTCGGAATAAGGAGCAACCAAGCCATTATAATCGTCTTCAGGGATAATAAAGTGCGTTGGCATAGCCGTGAAGTTTGAGTTACCACGATAAGCCGCAACAACACCCGCAACAAAGCCAGTGTATTCAGTGGCCGTCATTGTTGATAGTTTTTCAGTAATCAATGTTGTGTTCGCTGTAACGTCCGCTTGCGTCAAAAGACCTTTAACATTGGCGTTATCTGTTGAACCCAAGAAAGCGATTTTCTGAATACCCAAGTCCCAGTTTTTCTTACGTGCGCGTTCTTTAGATGTGATTAAGTCCCAGTTACCAGAACGAGCCGCCATGTTCAAATCAATCAATGAATAATTAATTTGCTTAGCCCAGTTAATAACAGGCACAGTGATTGAATCAACCCCTGCATCCGCATCAGCCAAACGAGCATTTGACGCGCCTGTGTTTTGGATTCCTGTTTCGAAATCACCCGCGATTGAAAAATCACGGTACGTTAAGATATCACTTGACCATGCACCTTCACCAACGCGAACTGGTAAAAATTCAGAAGGGCGAACCGTAAAGAATTTTTGCTCAACAA